CGTCAATTCCGAGTCCTGGCTCCACAAAGGCGGCAGCAGCTTTCACAAGCTGCCCTTTCTGAATTGTGGTCTCCTCCTCCAGGAGGCGGCCGGACCAGCAAGGGTGCCTCTGCGTGCCGAGACTGCGGAACGACCACTTATTCCCAAGCTCCAGTGGATTCTAGATAACTGCAACAACCCTGCTCGAGCCTTTGACAGGATCAAGCATCATTGGCGCAGGAGTATCGCGATTCACACCGAGGATGGACGCTACAACTTGTGTGCGCCCATCGAGCTAGGGGGCTGTGGTCTCCGAGTGCCGGAATCAGTGCGACCAACCGTTCATTTCACGGCTTTTCAACAGCTTCTCGCTGGTCGCTCCCATCAGTTGTATAAGAACTTCGAGGGGACTGAGGTCACTTCTTGTCCTCGTTCGGGCCTCGAGCGCCTCGTCACGGTTGACAAGCCGGAGGCGCTTGACAATCCCCTTTCCACAGAGGACCGCGTCGGGTACGCGGTTCTTCGAAGCCCATATGAGCCTATAAGAGGAGATAAGGAGGTTCGCTTCACAGACGTGCAGTCCAGCCTACGAGTGGCGGACGACATGAACACAGCCCAGGCGGGCAGTGCTCTCGATCGACCCGTCTTTTCGTTGAAGCGAATCCCCAGACGACGACTGGACTCTGTCTTCGCGGCAGGGATCAGAATCACCAAGCCTTTCACCTTCATGTTCGAGGTGCGCAAACAATTACCACGGGGGCCAACTGATGACGCATCCCCTCCGGTTCGACCGGTAAATATTGCAGAAATGGCTACGGAGCTCTGCAAGAGCGCCCCGAGCCCTCCTACGGGGGGGTTGAGGGTGAAACGCTGGTGATTCTGGACCCTACGGGGTCCAGCAGGATGGCCACGACTCTGGGCCATCTTGGAAGAGAGAGTGGCTATTTTCTGAAGTTCGAGATCAATTCTCGCCACCCTCACCCGTCGTCCTAGTACTGCGGAATTATGGCGCGCAACGGAGTCCGCCGGACTATCGCGAAGAAGAAGAAGGGGGGACGCAGGGCCCGTGCTGACATCGTGTTGGCACAGGGGACTGGTCGCGCAGTGAGCCGGGCCTTCGGCCGCTCACGCAGGGCGATTGGTCTTGAAGGCTGGGATGCCTTCTGTCCTGCTCACCTTCCCCTCCCCCGTTCTGTCGGTCCCTACACGGTCACTCGAACGACCGCGCTGATCACGTCCAACGACCGGGTCAATATCATCGGCTGCTTCGCGCAGCAACATGACGCGGCCCTGGGCCTGAAGAATTTCTGGACGACGTTCGGGATGTTAAAGTCCGTGAACTCCGCGTTGGCAATCAATGCCACCAACAACGCCTACCTGCACTCGATTCCCTTCCCGGGTGTAAGTGTCACCGGGTCGAGCCTTTCAGCTGTTCCAGCTGCAATTTCTGTGCAGGTCATGAACCCTAATCCACTCCAGACTACCAGTGGTATTGTGGCCGCGGCGGTTTGCCCGACTCAGCTAGACCTCCGTGGTCGAACTGAGACGTGGGCAGATTTCGGGACGGAGTTCCTCTCCTTCATGAGGCCTCGCCTCATGTCGGCGGGTAAACTTGCTCTTCGGGGCATCCAGATGGATTCGTACCCCCTGAACATGTCGGCTCTCGCCGACTTTCGTCCCGTCATCGCCAGCCCGGATATCACCTTCACCTTGGATTCGTCGACCTATGTGCACCCAGAGGGCTTTGCACCGATGGTCATCGTGAACCAGGCGTCGACGGATGATCCGCCACTGGAGCTCAATCTTCTCATCACTGTTGAGTGGAGAACCCGCTTCGATATCGGCAATCCCGCCGTGTCCTCGCACACCCATCATGGTGTTACTTCGGACCAGCATTGGGACGGCCTCATCAAACAAGCGATTGATAAGGGTTCTGGAGTGCTGGACATCGTGGAACGTGTGGCGAACACGGGGGAGGCCCTGGCTAATGCCTTTCAGGCCGTCCGCCCCGCCCTCGGAAAGATCCCGATGCCAGCGTTCGCTTGAGACTCCGCAGTCTCTCCTCTAGTCTGCTAGCAAGCCGTTCTGTGACGGCGTTCTTTGTCGAGTCAGTACCCCCCCTCTGTGTGGTTTCACATTGAGAGCCATCTTTGTGCCAGGCTAGGGAACATGTCCCGTAAGATCCTGGAGAGGCCATCGTGAGATCACGTGGTTGGGGGCTGCTGGCGAACCTCTGAGCGTCTTCATAGTAGCCGTTCGTGCTCATCGGCTGCCCTGCAGCGGGTTGGTTCCGACCACCGCGCCAGACTTTATTGTCTGCCCTTAAAGCGCGGTCCCCTGTCACAG